CTAATCAAACTGCCGAAAGAACGTGTCCAAAAGTTCTTGTAGTCGTCGTCGTTCCTCCTCGTTGAGTTTATACGTTTTTCCTCTAAAGATCACTCCGCCCATTTCGATATCACTGGCGATATCATGCACTAGATTGATTCCTTTTGCAGGTGGGTCTTTTCGTATGAGCTTATCAACAGGGACATCGAAGAAGTAGGCGAGCTTCTCGATTCTCCCAACATCTTTAAGCTGCCCGATCTCATAGTTTTGATATGCAGAGCAGGAAATGCCGAGCTGGTCGGCTACCTCTTTTTGCGTCAATTTCTTTCCACGCCTTAATTCTCGCAGGAGTTTCCCATCTATCCTGGTAAGCGGTACAACTTTCACAGGGTTAATCTCGTGTACGGGGCTTGTGGTAATCCCATATCTCTCCATCCACTCGTCCCATTCGGGAGGCGTTTGCACTCTGCGCCCACGATAAGACGACGCTGACGATTGGTAGGCTTTCGCGATGTTGCTACATCGGAGAGAGCAATATTTTCTTCGTGCACTCCCTGTAGGGATTACGCCACCACACACTCTGCACGGCTCAGGTGTTTTTTCGTTCTCCGCCCTTTTCTTTGCTTTATGCTTTCTGACAGATTCTCTCCTACGCTCTATTTTACAATCTGGGCAAAATATGGCATGCGGGGCCCCAATAAATGAGGCTCCACACGCCATGCAGCGATGTTCTATTTTCTTCATTGTCCCATCTTCTCGATGACGGAGAGCCTCTGCCCCGCAGTCATTTCCTCGACCTTCCTACTCAGAGCATCACGCTCCTCCTGCGTTCCAGACGTTGCGTCTAACGCGTCGAGGTGTAAACCTCTAATCTTTCTGCGGTTGATCACGCTTCCGCAGATCACCTCGCCGAGGATTGTCAGCTCCTCCGGCGAGAAGTCCGGCAGCTCCTCGAGGTCGAGTAGGATTCCGTACCGCTCGACGATTTCATCGAGACGGGCGGAGAAGTTTCCGCCCTCCTGCTTCATCTTGTCGGAGAGGGCTTCGATTGCTTCTCCCATGGATATTGTCTTGTTTGCCATCTTGATTTCCTCCTTTATATCCTTGTTAGGCTTTCAAGCCTCTCTCCGCGAGCAGCATCTCTGCTGCTTTTTTCTGCAACATCATAGAGCGTTCTTCCTGTGGGGTCTTAAACTTTCCGTTTTTGCTGTTGACCCACGCTATTATGTCGCGGCATGTTCGCGGCAATTCCCGCTCCATCTGATTCATAAGCTTGCGATCTTCTTGTGCTGCGATCACATCCACAGCCGTGCTTGGAACGTTATTCCAGTTGATCATTTTGGTTTCCTCCTTTAGGTCAACGGGGGCTTTCGCCCCCCGTGCGTCCTTTAAACCGCTTCTGAATACCTCGCCATCGCCATCCGAATGTCCTGCTTGAGCTCTGCCATCGAGATGCGTTCGTCGTAGAATCCGACGAAGATGATACTGGAATCGTGGTACTGCGTCCAGCTGTTATGTCCGAAGGAGCAGTGGAGGTTCGTGAGCACTTCGTCCTCTTCGAGGTCGTAGTGTACCTCAAGGTACAAACCATTGTTCCGGTTGTAGCGAGGCATCTCACCGACAGCTGCTTTGACACCGTGGAAGTTTCTTGCCGTTTTCATTTCTTTGTCCTCCTCTTTCTCTGGGGCTGTTGCCCCTCCTAACCTTTATCTTGATTACATTATATCTAATTTGCGTATATTTGTCAAGTTTTTTACGTAATAATTTTATATTTTTTACGTAATTATTTGTAGAGGACATAAAAATAAACCCCAGAGCCGAAGCCCCGGGGCTTATAGACAAACATCAAATTTTAAGTTTTAGACATATACAGCCATACTTGCTTGTCCAGCTCATATTGACTCGTATCCAATAACTCTGCTGTCTTGCCATATATAAGGCTAGCCTCTTGGTATGAGCAATGAGGTATCCCTGCCAACTCCAAGAATGCAAATAGGTGACGATCTATAGCAATCGCCTGACTGCCAGAAAGCATTTTTAGGTAATCAATGGTCTTAGGTCCAATGCCATCAAGCTTTCTTAGCTGACTTATATTTTCTTCTATATCAAGCCATTTTGCAAGCTGATCTTCATTTTCGAGGCCATTGTTATATAGAAACCATGTTAAATCTTTAACGCGTTGTAGCTTTTTCGGATTTTTCCAAGAGATGAGTTCCGAAAGGGGCGCGACCTGCATCAAAATGATAAAATCACATGTTGTCTTGTAATCTGCATATTTTGTGATAAGTTTGCAAACGCGCGGATAGACTACATGATTGTAGTTCAAGCCTGCCTGTAGTATAGAGTCGGTTATTGTTGCCCCCATGTGATAGTATGGCTTCCTTTTGGCAACTGGCGCAAAGTTTTTTCCCCGAATAAAATTGGCAAGTTTTTCTGCGTAATTGCATAGTTCCATCTCAAGCATGCTCCACACCTCCTTAAACCAACTAGGAGAGACACCTCAAAACATCTCCCCTAGTCAATTCAATTATTCACCACTCTATTATATTGTATGTGACCGTCGCGCCCTTATAGCGTGAGCCGTCGAAGTGAGCAAGTGCCTCAAATCTTCCTTGCTCGTAGCCGACGGTCATAAGCGCCTTGCCGTCAATTACGGATGCACCCGCCTTGATGCGATGATCTTTGCGCAGGTTGATCTTGTAGACGTCAACCTTTTGATCTGCCGGCGGCAGCTCTTTGCCGTCCTTATCCTTTGTGATCGGAGCGACCACAGTACGGTCACTTTTTTCGCGCGCCGCCCTTGGCAGCGTCGGGTCGTCCGTCCTGATCTGCCGCTCTACCACCTGCGCAGCACGCTCTACCGTCGGCGCCTGTACGTAATAGGTAGCCGCCGGTGCACGTTGTCCCGCCTGTACCTCTGCAAGACGCCGTTGCAGAGCCTCCGCATTGCTCTTAGAGATATCGAGCTGCGCCCGTAGCGCCGTCGCATCCTGCGTCTGCTCCTGCGTCATGACGACGGGTTTCTCTGCCACTGCTTGATCTGATGCAGAGTGCCTTCCAATGGCATACGCAATGCCGATAATCAGCAGACACAGGATCACCAGCACGGCCGTTTTGTGTTTTGCCACAAAGTCTTTTGCTTTTTGGAGCATTTCGCTCACCTCCTCACTGCGCCGCATAGAAATTCGCCTTGCCGACAATCTCATCCATCTGCGCAAAGAGATTCCTGCCGGGGCACGCCGTCCCCATCAGCTCTCTGTGCCCGACGATGTGATCGCGGTCAATCGGCAGTCCGTAATCCGTACAGACGTTAGCCAACAGCATCGCGGTACTCTCAATCTGCGCGGCCGTCGGATATCCGATCTCAAAGTTGCCGCAGACGTGGATGCCGATTGTGTGCGAGTTCTCGCCCGACGCATGCGCGCCGATGGTCCAATGCGGCCGCCCGACCTCTATGGTTCCGTCCTTACGCACGACGTAGTGATAGCCGATGCAGGTCCACCCCTGCGCCTGATGCGATGCGTTGATCTCCTCCGCGGAGAGGTCGTCATCGGTCGGGTTGCCGGTGTGATGCAGGACAATCATATCGGTTGCCCTGCGCGTTTGCAGGTTGCCCGCATCATACGTCAGATGCAGGTCCTTCAGGTTTACTCTTTCCATCATTGTCCTCCTTCTTTTCTTCATACTGGTCCGGGATCCCGTTCTCGTTCCGGTCGATAAATGACTTTGCGAGGAATCCGATGACCGCAATCCACGCCGCTCCGCTGATCTCATGCAGGAAATTTCGCAGCTCCACGAGATCAGGCTTTGTTGTGTTATTCCAGTCATATATCCACGCGCCGACATAGATGCTGCAACAGATGACGAGCATGGCTGCATACCATACGATATACCGCATGGCCGCATGGCTCTTTGTCATGCTGCGCAGGTACTTCTTGCCCTTTTTAATCCACTGTGAGACTTTGAGCATTGCTTACCTCCCTCCGAGTGCCCACGTCAAGATTGATGCAAAGATACCGACGATGGTTGTACTCATGCCAATGGTCCAGCAAACGTCCCGTTTAAAGTCATCAATGCGGTGATGTGCCGACTTTGTGCTCTCTTCGACGCGTGCAATGCGGGCGTTGATCTCATAGAGTTGGTCCCGATGCCCCGGCAGTTCTACCGCGAGCGTTTCCAGTTGCGTTTTAATCCCCTCAAGTTCCGCCAGAATTTCGCCTCTTGCCATTTGCTCATCCTTTCTGTGCACAGAAAAACCGCCATGCGTCATGACGGCTTTTCTGCGCTCCTTGTTATCCTGCGGCGTGCTCTGCGAGATATGCTGCCACATCTGCCTGATAGATCTCAGGGACAACCTTCTGCCCCTCCTGTTTGTCCTCCTCAGAGATTGCCCACTTTCCCGTGCGCACGAGATAGGCGTAGACCGGAATCATGTAAGGCCATTTCTTCATTTCTTCCCACCTCCTTTCAGTGCGGCTTCAAGGGCTGCGATGCGCTCTGCCTGTGCGTCGAGACGTTCTTCCTGTGCCGCCATTGCCTCGAATGCAGCAAGTCGATCAGGGTCGATGTATGGCTCCTGCATCCCGTTGTCCTCGGGCGGTGCAGGTGTCGGCTCGGGCTTCGGCCGCTCGATCTGTATCCACTTCCTGCTACGCCAATAGAGGTCATAGCCCTCTTTGGCTTTCGGCGGCGCATCCTCGGTCATGTTGCCGGGGATTTGCCACACGCCGCTGATCGGGCTGCGGTCGGTGTCGTCAAGGACACGCTCGCCGATGTATTTTCCGTCTACGGCGTATGCGTAGACTGTTTTTGTCTCCATGTTGTACCTCCTAGTATTTAATTTGCGCGATCATCGTGATTGCGGGCGGCTGAACGGTATCGGACGCTCCGTAGATAGGGTTAGACTTGGAAGCGTCAAAGTTAAAAGAAGGCATATTTGCATAGCCACCTCCATCTGCTTGTCTATCATTATGTACAGTAATATAAAATGCGCCATCACTCCGCGTAGAATCGGCTTGATACCCCAAAAGATGTCCTGAAAAACTTCCCCTGATGTTTGGCAACCCCGCCTCTACGGACTTGACTGTCTCACCGCCTTGTAAGATGCGCCCTACCGCATTGGGCAGGGTCAGCTTGTCCTGCGCCTCGTCATAGACGTACTTACTACAATCCTGCGCGTACTGCTCCGCTGTGACGGTCATACCCGCCTCTTGCACCCACGCCAATAGACGCGGGTATTCGCTTCCTTTGACCGTCGCACCGTTGGCTTTGATGTACCCGTCTCTGAGTGTCGGGCGCAGAATGATATCGCCCACCCTTGCGCCGTCGCGCACGTCGTCCAGTATCCAGACAGCATTACCGTCCGTGATGAGTTGTCCTGCTTTCATATGTTTCGCTCCTTTCGCCTGCGCGTAGGAGCGCAGGGCTTAGTATCTGATGGTTGGCAGCATCTTGACTGCCGCGGGCTGGACAGTTTCGCTGCGGCCATAGATGGGGTTGGATTTTGAGGCGTCGAATAGCGCACTGGTGTTATCTTTGTCGACTCCTGTTCCTCCCAATCCCCATTGGTCTTGTTTTCCAGAGCCGACAAACGCGCCGCTCCCGGAAAACTCTTGACCGCCCCAATATACAAGCTCGCCCGTAATATTCGGCAGTCCCGCCGCCACCGCCGCCCCTGCGCCATCTCCCGCAAGCTGCACCATGCGGTCAATCCAGTTCGGCAGCACAAACGTCGCCGCGCCATCCCCACGCCCGAACAGTCCTGCATTGACGGTCACATCGTCCGTCCAGAGGTTATGCTTGTCCGCCAGTGCTACGAGGCGCGGGTAGTCCGCCCGCTGCACGGTAGCCCCGTTACACTTGACATAGCCTGCGGGCAGGTAGAGAGACCCGCGCACCGCTCCGATGGGCGTGCCGTCGCGCAGATCGTCAACAATCCATACGGCCGTGCCGTCATGGATAATCACCCCCCCCATTTTGAAGCGTCTGTTTGATTTTATCCGGCAACTCCGCGCCCGTGGTACCCGCCTTGACACACTCAAGCCTTGCCCACGATGGGAGCGCGCGGCAATATGCAATGTCGCCAACTGCGTAGGCGGTGGAGTTGCGGCGCAGATACAATCCGAGGTTCGGGTGAGCGTTAGGGTCGATGTTGTGCTCCTCGAACGTCTTGCGCGTAACATAAGCTTCGTCACTGATGACCGCTGTCACGTTCTTCGCGCCTGCAACAATAATGTGTACGTCGATGATCTCGCTGTCGATCGGAACTTCCTTGCTCGGGATGTAGTCGGCAAAGTTGCCCGCGTTCGTGTATGCGTAGAGCTTCGCCTCGCCATCGTCGAGTTTCGCAAAGATGCCAATCTCCCGATTCATGAAGCCATTCGTTACGTCTCGATTGCTCACAGCAAAACGCAGCCGCACCTCGCCGTTGCCCTTATCGAGGAAGTTCTGCAGCGGTGCGGACATGACGGAATGTTTTAGTCCCGTGAACGATTCCGTGTCCTCTCCTTCGTTCAGCTGTCCGTCGCCGAGTTCTGCGCGGACAAAAATCAGCTTTGCGTTGCCTTGGCTTTCGCCGATCATCTGCTTTCCTATTTTCGTCAACTGAATTGCCGGAAAATGAGCCATATCAATCACTCCTTATCACTGTTTCTTTTCGCTGTACGACAACGCCGCCCATGTAGAGCCCGCACGGAGCAACATCATAGATCCGTGCATTCGCGGCGTATATTTCAAGGCGCATACTCGTTACCACGATACCGCCCACGTAGAGCGACAGTTCCTTCTCCTCTGTCGAGGATACCTTGATATCAAGATTCGCGGGGACAATCGCCCGCACAAAGCGACGCGCCTCTGTCGATTTATGCGGTACGCTGCGCGCTACGTCAAGCCAAAGCTCGTAAGCACTGATTTCTTCCCGTGCATTCACAACGCCCGCGCCATATGCACCGTCAAGCATCGGCTGTAAGGTTCGTATTGTGTAGGGAAGCGACAAGTTGATCTGCGCGAGGATTCTCTCCCGACGCTGCACAATTCCAGCACCCGGAAGCCGCGGCAAAGAGAGCATTTCCTCCCATCGTGCCGCGCCCTGTTCATCGATGTCGTAGACGAATGTGTTGAGCGCAGATCCCAGAATCTTCTTAATGAGCAAATTTAGCTCAGGCTCCAACGCGTCAGCATAGGCGATAAACTCGCGCGCATTCGCGAGTACATCCGGGAAATACCGCCGTACATTGGATTCGCGTAGCGAAAGCATATCACGCAGAGCATCACTCATAGGTTACGCCCCCCAATGCTGCGAGCTCGTCTTTGTCCAAATGGACATTTTCGGCGACACCGTTCAGCGTGAGGCTCTCTACGTCCACGACGCCCGCGATGTCAAGCAAAAGGCTCTCGATTTTTGCTCGCCGAATAATCAGCCCCGTATTGGTAAAAGCGCCGACCGTTACGACCTGCGTGTCCTTCCATCCCTCGTTCAGCTCTGCGAAATAGGCGCTCAATGCCTTTTCGACAACAGGTTTCACCGTGTCAATCGCAGCGCCGCCGTTAAGAGTCAGCCGGACGCGCACGGTCACTGCTTTTGCTACAGCGCCTTCTACCGTCACGCGGTGTCCAATCGGCGCGATGCCAACACCCTGTTGCGCATATGGGACGGGATCGAGAATCTCCTGTACCTTCGCAATAAACTCTGATGTCGGTGCGGTGTTCTCCGATGTGCAGAATACGACCTTGACCGTTCCGCCACCGTTCCATACGGGATAGACCTTGACGCCGCCGACGCCTGCGATGGCTCTGACTTTCTCCTTGTAATCGGCGATATTCCCGCCATACGCCTGAGCATCAAAGCTCTTGAGGTAGCGCGCACGGAACGCCTCCGTCTCCTCCTCGTCGCGCCCGGGAATCGTCAGCTCGTTAATTTGTGCCGTCTGTAATCCTGTGACGTATCCGATAGGGACAAGCCTTCCGCTGCTTTTATTCCCCGCTCGCCCTACTTGTTCACAGGTGAGCAGATATGTTCCCGCGCCGAGCTTTTCCGAGACGGCATAGGTCAACTCGTCACACGAGAATCGGCTGCCGATTGATACCTCTACGGCGGCAGGTTCAAATGTGCCCTTGATAACAGCGTTCGTCGCCGCATAAGGTTTCAAGCCGCGTTCGAGAGCGCGCTCAATGAGGAAAGGCCGCTCTGCCGTGTCCCCGAAGGTGTTCTTCAAAAACCAGTCAAGCGCGGCATAGAGCAGTTCAATCTCTATAGCTGCCGATGCCGTCGCATCATAGATGATACTGCCCTCGCGTTTATCGAGCGCGATGCTGACGGCATTGAGCATGCGCCGCCGTACTGCTTCATGCGTTTCCTTCTCATACATTGGCGATTGTCACCTCCTTTTCCATATCAAACGCACCGAAGATCGAGTGCACGACGAATCTGCAAGTCACCGTCCCGCGCCTGTCGTAGTCGAGATCGAAGCTGTCGACCTTATCGATGCGGTCATCAACCAAAAGAGCCTCCTCGATGCGTCGAGGAATCTCCGGCAGAACGTATGGCAGGGGCTTTCCGAACAGGTCGGCCAGTTCCACGCCGTAGTTCCACGAGTAGATGATATGCTTATACCGTTCCGTGTTCAGCACTTTGTAGACAGCCTGTTTGACTGCCTCGACATCGTCTGTAATCCGCCCCTCGATATGTTCGTCATCGATACGCATGCGGTAGGTCGCGGACGGTAGCGGCCGCCCTGTCGTACTCTCTATCGATATGTTATTCGCCTCATCGGGCAACAGCCCCATATCATCACCCCCATTGCCCGTGTACGTCAGAATGCTCAAACACGCGGTTTGCAACGTAGAACAGCTGACCGCCCGCCTGTTGGAACATCACGACCTTCTCACCGGTTTTCAGCCCATTGTATACGATGATCTTCTTTCGTCCGCGGTAGTCGTGATTGTGGCTTTCAAATGCGGGATCGCCGCTCCCTCCTGCGCGATTCTCCGTCACATGATTGACCTCGATATCGACGGCGTAATCGCGGACGTTGTCGGAAAGAATCAGAAAATCGCTGTCGAGAGTATTGCCGCCGACCTCGATTTGGAGCGGAGATTCGGACACAACGACGCCGAGAACGAAGTTCGACAGGCTCATGCCGTCGACCGTCTGCGCAATCATCTTGCGCAGCACGTTCGGCAGCCCGTCATTGATCATTGATGACGCCCCCTTTCAAGGTCAAATCCATGAAGTGCGTTTGATTTGCAAATGTGTGTGTAACCTTCGTGACGAGCATCTTTTGAGCGAGTTCGACGTCGCCAAGCCGCAGTTTGACGTATATCATCGAGCCGGCACGCACGCGCACATCCCCCGCCGCCTGCCGGATAGACAGCTTGCGGCGAACAACGTTATAGAACGCAAGCATCTGGTTTGCCCGCTCCTGCGGATTCTGCACGTCCTTTTGCAGCTTCTCGTAGTATTGCAGGACTCCCCACTGATCTTTTTCCTTGGACTTCGCAAAATCATCGGGCGACATCGGCGCGTAGTATTCTTTGCGTTTCCCTTCGCCCTGCGCATCCTGATCCTCCACAACCAGCTTGATGAGATTGTAGGTGTCTCTGTCGATACTGCTTTCATAGGCGAAGTTTTCCGCCGTTTCGTTGTCAATGAGGATCGGCACAACCATCTTGTCGGGCTTCCCGAGCGTCAACTTGCCGAAATCGTCATAGAGGACATACAGCTCTTTGGTATTGACGAGCGTCACATCAAGCGCATACTGGATGATGTCAAAGAGCGTCGCATTGTCCTCCACCTTCTTGGCGATAACGAATTTCGTATCCTCAAGTTCGCCTATTTTGAGCTGGAAGTACTCGGCTAGGCGCTGAATGACCTGCGTCGCGGTGAGGCCTTTATAGAGCCACGATTCCTTATTCTTGAGATAGCGCAGCTGGTCATACGCAGTAACGCGTATACTGCTGTCTTTATCGCGGCTTTTCACGAAGATAAAGCCGTAAAAAATAGGCGTGTCGCCTACTTTGACCTGAACGACGTCGCCCTCGGAGAATGTAAGCTTTTCATCTTTGTGAATTGCGAAGGTGAACTTCCCCGGCGCACCGCTGATCACCCATTCGATTTTGGCGTCATCGAGCACGGCAGGTGCATAGTATTTGTCCTCCTGCTTGTTGTGGATGATCACCTCAAACAAATTTGACCACCTTGCCCTTCAAGTTCATCTCAAGCGGATTCGTGATGCCGCTCATATTGGCCGCCGCCCGCCAGTCGAGTTTTCCTCCTGCAAGTCCCTCGCAGACCTCCAGCACGGACAGCTCATTCGTAACCGTCATAGCGGCAGGCAGGTCGGCATCAGGCGCATAGCGGTTCTCCTTCACATGCAGCGTCTCTGTGCCGTCCTCGTTCTTTGTGACTTCAACCTCCTTCGTCCCGAAATGCTTGTACTGCTTGAGTACGATGTCTATTTCAACGTCGGTGCCGTTTCCCGCGTCCTCGCCGATCTCATAGTCCTCAATCGTGCATAGCATGTTTGTGTTCCATAGAGGGCGATAATCAGAGCCCATGCGCGTAACGATAAAGCGTGTCGGGCTTCGCTTTTCCTTCGCTGTTTTGAGCGCATCGAGAAACGTCGACGCTTTCTTGAACGAAAACGAATTGCCGAGCAGCCCACCGAGGCGCGGTGCGAATTTACCGACCGCATAATTGACAAGCCCCGATTGGAGGGACGTGTCATAGTTCGCAAACGGATACTTGCTGTTCGGCAGTAGGAAGGAGAAAGAAATCTCGGTTAGTCCCGGGTCTTTGATCAGATTGACCTCGCCCTCGTTGATGAGATTGATCGTCTTGTTCTTCCCCTTTATCTTCGTCGAGAGCTTCGCGGGCGGCACGGGGAGCATCGTACTCCCCAGAAAGAAATAGTAACTCATCTCTGTACCGCCTCCGCTCCATTCTCGACAGATTCGATCAGCACGTCATTCAGACGGCGCATTACACCGTCGAAATCGTTGCCGCCCGTATCGCCCGCCGTCACGCCGCCAACGTCAATATGTACCGTCGCCGTCGTGTACTTGTTGATTGCTTCGCGCTCCGCCGCCTCGCGCAGGAATTTCAAGTCCTCCGCCGTACTGTCGAGGGCATCCGCCGCGCGTTTGGCATGGTCGGCACCTTTCTTTGTATTGTCTGCGGTATCGGCGGTGTTGCTCTCAATATTGTCAAAATCCGGTACGGCTGTTTCTGCCCCCTCCGGCATCTTCAGAATATCCCCGAGATTCGCGCCGATGTTATATCCGAACTGGTATTCATTGGCCACGTCGAGCATCTGAATCGGGTCGACGTGGAACGCGGCGCCTCCTCGAATCTCTTTGCGTTCGACTGTAAAACCGACGTGATCAAATCGCTCATCCATTCCCGGAATCATGTTGATCATATCAATGATCCCGTTGATCGCTTCCTCGATGTACTCCCCGATACCGTTCCAAATATCTATAAAGAGGTTCGCTGTCGCGTTCAGTGGGTCTTGAAAGACGCTCCCGAGGAAGTTCGCAAAGGCGATAAATACATTGATTACGCGCGCAACCATATTGCGGATCTGGGCGAACAGTGCGGCGAACGCACCGAAGATCATCCCTGTTGCGGAGATGCTCGTACCTGCAAAGTGATTGACCGCGGCAACGACCGCGTAGAACACACCGATGAGTAGAACAACTGCGCCGATGATCCACGTGACAGGACAGGCATAAAGCGCCGCATTTAAGCCTTCCTGCGCATACGTGGCGGCAATGCTCGCCGCTACCTCTGCCCACGTCGCGATAGTTTTCAGCCCCATTGCGACAGCTGCCGCGCCGTACTGCACCGCAGAACGCAGCGCCATTAATGCGGAGAATCCGAGCGCCATTCCGACGGCAATCAAGGCGCCCTGCATTACTAGGCTGCGGCTCTCTATGAGGCTTGACACGGTACGAATCCCCGATACAAGTACGCCGATAAACCACTGCACGGCACCAACGACACCCGCGAATATTGGCACAAGCCCGCTGATCCCCGTCTTGATGTCGGCAATCAGCTCTTTCACCTCCGCACTATTCGCGAGGTTCCCGATCGCGTCTGAAATGGGATTCAGCTTTTTCAAGGCATAGTTTTTCAAATCTGTGAAATGGTCGCCCCACTTCTTGGGCATCTGCTCGAATCGCCCGTTGATCTCGTCCATGTTGTCAAGGATGGATCTCTTGATGATGTCCGACGTGATCTTGCCCTCTGTCGAGAGTTTCTTGAGTTCGCCGCGCGTGATGCCCATCGTTTTGGCGATCATGTCCTGCAAAATCGGCGCGTTCTCTGTGATGGAGCGGAACTCATCGCCCTGCAAACGTCCGCTCGCGAGCGCCTGTTGGAGCTGCAGCATTGCCGCTTGCTGGTTTGCCTTTGGCGCACCGCCGATGACAAATAGCTTCTGCATTCCTTCGACAAATTCGACCGTCTTACGCGGATCGGGAAACGCGTCTTTCGCGTTTGTCGACAGGTCGGCAACGGCTTTCGCCATATCCATATACCCGCCGCGCGCCCGCTGCGCCGATTCGTAGATCATCTCATTGAGTGCCGCAACGTTATTTTGTGAGCCCGCAATGAGCGCGAGACGCGCCTTGATGCCCGCGTACTCGTCGGCAAGGGCGACCGTCCCGCGAATCATATCCTGCGCCGACGAGAGTCCGCGCATAAATAAGTCGCTGACGATATTCGCTGCAAACATGCTGCCGAAGAATTTCATCTTTCCCGCGGCACTTTCCGACGCATCGCCGACGCCGCGGATGCCGCCGGACAGCTTCGTCAGTTTGTCCGATACCACGGACGTCGCGCGACTCATCTTTTCGAGCACGGGGCTCACACCGTCGCGCAGCGAGATATAGTTTTGCAGTGTCGCCATAGATAACCTTCTTTCCTATCGTCGTTTGATTTTCGCCGCCTCGCGCTTTTCATGCTGGATGTATTCGTCCATGAGCGCGTAGACAATCGCAAGTTCATTCTCCGGCAGGGAAAAGACCTCATGCGGCAGTTTATGTAGCTTAATCAGCGCGAAATATGCCACATGAGTATCCCAGTCCCCCGCCTTTAGGAGTTTTTTACCCGCTTGATCTTATCGTCCATCCCCGCCTCGAAGTCGCAGACCTGCGCGACAGCGCTGTAGAGGTCGGTGAGCTCACCCGGCGTGAGCATTGCCTTGAGCGTATCCTCTGCACCGATTGTGCCCCAGCTGTCCTGTAGTTCTGCATCGTCGAGGTTCGGATAGACGATGCTCTGGAGCGCCATGTCCATCGCAAACGCTTCGTTGTCGAACTCGGTTTTGAAATCGCGCGTTCCCTTCATTGGCACGCGCTTCGTATGGCGCTTGTGAAGCTTGTCCATCTCGTCATTCGTCAAGACGCGCAGCTTCCATTCGACGGGCTCGCCGTCTACCACGAAACGCGGCGATGCGACATAACCGACCGGCTCCTTCTTGACGACATTCTCCGCGAGAAATGCTTTGAGTGAATCTGCCATTGTGTTATTCCTCCAATCAAAAAGGCGGGATACCCCGCCTCGTTACGCCCTCATGCCGTCGAGTTCCTTAAATTTCTCCGGCACCTTGATTCCTTCAAATGTAAACGCAATCTCATCTTCAAGCCATTTGCCTTCGGCGTCGAACGCCGCGACCGTGATTTTGTCGATGTTGCAGTCGGTGAGAATCACCGTCCGCTTGCCCGCCTCGCTCGTCGGGTCTTCGTTCACGACCTGCAGGTCGAAATACGTGTCTACGCCCTCGTTGAGATACTTCAATATCATATCGTCGAACAGGGACGTGTTTTTGTAAATCGTCAGCGTGCCGCTGCCCTTTCCTCCGACGGACTTGTTCCCTTTGAGCAGCCGCCCGAGGATTGGGACTTCCTCCTTCTCCTTCTCAATCGTTGCTTCAAGGCTCTTTGCCTGGAAGAGCAGCTTGCGCTCGCTCCCGACCGTGATATACGCGCTCGCGAGTTTCGCCGAAATGACGTCCTTCGCGAGCATCGTCCGAATTGCGCTGATTCCTGCCATATGTCAGTCCTCCTTTTTCAGCTGATCAAAATCGTACAATAGAGTTTCTCCATACATGCCGTCGGCTGAATCTCAAACGTCCACAGCACCGACGTCTTTTCCTCGCCCTGCGTCGGAATCGGAAGGTCGGCATCGCGGAAATTCTGAATCGCACGCACCCGCTGATACTCCTCAAGCAGCGCGTCACCGTCTTTCCAGAGCGACAGCCGCCCGTCTGCGTCGTTCTGCGTCTTGCCGAGGTAAATACGGTTGAACAGCCGACTAAGGTCAAGTGCTGCGTTATCGAGTACGCGGATGACTTGATTCAGCGCAAAATCGCGGTTCATCGCCTTGGTAAACTCCGTGAACGTGTTGATGTCCGTCAAGAGACGCGTATCGCCGACGACGTTGCCGCCGACCGCATCCGTGACGTTGTGGAACATCAGCATACCGTCGCGAACTGCCTGTTCAAGCTCGTACTGCTTATAGTTCGTGTTGACCGTATACTCGCCGTCATAGATGGCGTTTGTGCAGCTTGCGTTGATCGCGCAGGACGCTTCCTTGCCGACAAGCCAGTAGACGAGGGAGCCCTTCTCGGCGCCCTTATCCTTGACGTCGTTCTTGACGGAGATAACGCCGTGATAGTTGACCTTCTCCTTGCCGTGGATGACAAGCTGGAACTTCGCACTCGTCGATTCGCGGCAGCGTTTCGTAAAGCTGATGAGAAGCGATTTAATCGTCTCGTCCGCCCCTGCATAACCGATGATGTTGAAGTAGTACGGCTCGATGTGTTCGAGGTAGCTCTGATAGTTCGCCACCGTCACCGCAGAGCCGTTCGTGCCGTCCTTGAGCGGCAGGCC